TAACACCAGCAAGTGTATCGCCTTTATGTGGGTATTCAAACTGTAAGATTTTTGAATTGTGGCCACCTTGAGATACATTAGGAGTTTCTTCTTGTCCCACAACTGCATTCTTTGGTCTGTATGAAAATGACACTGCATGTTCTGTATTGCCAGATAGCATTGTATCTAATGCCATAAATCTAAAACCTCTATGCATTGCTTGATAGAAAAACATTGAGTTTCTCCAACCAGCATTTTCTTCATAGTTAGCATTCTCATTTATATACCTAATCAATCTGTTCAAAGACCAATTGCCACATACTATTTGTTTGTTTTCTGGATACGACTTATCCCAATATTCGATTGGTGAACTTCCTGTTTGTTGTTCGAACCCACCATGCTTAAGTAGTGACTTAAGTAAAATCTCAGAGTACGATCCTCTGAATGTTTGACTGATTCTTTTTTGTTCGCATTGAAAATATCTAGGATCAATAAAATGTATTGCTAAAGAATCAGTAGTATAACCAGGCATATTTTGTACATTCGAAGTCTTATAGATTCTAAATGTTTTCTCTGCTTGTTTACCGAATTGTGTACCGTCTTCTTTAACACGATACTTAATAGTTAATGATTCTTGACCATAGACTTTATAGTTTCTATGAAAGTTAACACCATCAAAAATAGAAACTCTGCCAGATAAAAATGCATTATCAATTCCCTCAAATATATCTACTTGAGCAGTGATATTTTTTAATTCGACAACTTCTCTTTCTTGGTTAACAAGAGAAATAGTATCTATTGTAATTTCACCTGGTAAGAAGTTTCCTTCTTGTGGTTGTGTTCGATCATTCATGATGACATTACTTTTTCAAATCTTCTAACTACCTTTTGTATGATTGCAGGATCGATTACTTTAATCAATCGTTTCTCTTCATTCAATTCATATTCATAGTCGTAAAGTGTTACACTAGTATATCCAGCAGTCGGAACATTAGTATAAAGTCCGTTTGTTTTATTATAATAATGTTTGACACCATCTCTATGTTCTATTATACTTGTTGGTGTCATTGTTTTGTTACTTATTTTTCCTGTGATAGTTTCGCCTGATACAAATCCCCTACCTTCAATTGCAATTCTTTTATTTTGAGAATCTACTTCTATGACATTTCCTGTACCACTAATACTAGTTACTTTTTCTCCTAGTAAAAACTTACTGACTACGTGTTGACCTGTGTTTGAAGTAGATGTAGATAATATATCTGTTGTATTTGATGCTATTGCATAAACACCAGCATACTTCTGACTGATATACTTTTCAAAGGTTTCGTTGTCTTTATGCCAATCGTAATAGTTATCAAAGTCGTTTACTAAGTAGAATGTCCAATGAAGATCACCATCACCATAAAGTTTTGATGCTACAATATCTGGTCTTTCACCATCTTGAATCTCATACCTTGTATATTGTACGATACTATCTACTGCTTCTTGCTCAATCTTTGACTTTCTAAAAAAGTCTTTGATAGATACAATCTTACCATTAGATAATTTATATTGTAATTCTGGAAAGTTTTGAAAGTATTGATTTGCCATTAGAAACTAGGACCTCTGCCTTTATTAGAAGTTGTTCCACTATCTTGTTTATCACTTGTTGATTTTGGTTCAGTATATTTGTTAAGATTAGTATCTTCTCCTAATCTCTCAGTTTCATTTTCAAATGAATTATTTTCAATTGCTGAAATCTCTCTATAATTACTTTGAGTAAGCATTTTGATTTCTTGAAACTGAAGTGTAAGTGTTGTTTTAACTGGCATACCATTTTCATAGGTTGAAAATTTTAAACCACCTGTGTGATCTACTTGAGCATTTGTACACACTGCTGGTAGAAACCCATCAATCGCACTTCCTAATGGGCCATCAAAATAGATATCAAACACATTTGGATATGTAAAATAATCGGCAGTGGCACTATTTGCTTTTAGTACATCACCTATTGCTTCTCCAACACCCTCAACACTTGTACTATCTGCTGTACCGGGTAGCATTGCCGTTCTAAATGTATGAATAATGTTTTGCACTTGTGTTGCTTCGTCTTGTGATCTAGGGAAAAATTCAAAAGTAAAATCCCATGTTCTAAAATCTAACCCTTGAAGTAATTGCTCTTTAAGTGGATTAATTGCAATACCCTTTTTTAAGTTTTCTTGACCACCAGACATCTTATTGAGACCTTGTTGTATCATAGTAGGCACTATAGTTGCCGCGGCACTTCTCGTTGCTAATCCCAAGTCTGCTTGTGGTGATGCAATTGCTGAAGCAATCTGCATTAATGCGGCACCCATTCTACTCATATCAGTACCACCATAAGATACACTTGCTTGAGATATTAAAGTGTCTGGTACATATAGTGCAACTGCTTTACGGCCTTCTGGATCAGTTCCCTCTGTTCCCGAATGTCTTGATCTTGTTTCAAAGACGATGTAATTATGTAAATCGTCGTGATAAGGATAAGTAAACTCAATCGTTGTATTGCTAGGCGTTTTCTTAATTGCTCTCTTAGTTTTGTTAGATGTGAGTTTATCTAACTCTTTGTTACGACTTAAGATATCTTTGATTGCTTTTTCTTTCTCTTCACCCAAGGCATCAATTGCAGTATTGTAGTTGATGTTCTGCAATTTACTTTGAATGCCTTTGAATGAATCAACTGCACCTTTGATTTTATTGAATTTTCCGATTAATTTGTCTATATATGCCATGAGTATAAATACACTTAAAATGAATTGTAATACTGTTATTTATGTCGTATAGTGGCCGTTTTAAACCGAAGAACTACAAAAAATATAAAGGTGACCCTACCAAAATCTTTTATCGATCTCTTTTAGAACGTCGATTTATGAAATGGTGTGATGATAATGATAAAATTATTGAATGGGGAAGTGAAGAAATCGTTATACCATACAGATCGCCTGTTGACAAGAGAGTCCATCGTTACTTTCCTGACTTCTACGTAAAGTACGTGAACAAAGACAAGCAAACTGTACGAGAAATTATAGAAGTTAAACCTTACAAGCAATTATTTCCCCCTAAAAATCCAAATAGGAGAACTAAGAGATATCTTACTGAGGTAACTACATACATGGTCAATCAGGCCAAGTTTAAGGCCGCACAAGAGTATTGTGATGATCGTAAGTATGTGTTTAGAATATTAACTGAGAAAGAAATCTTACCAAAAAAATGAAAAAATTATATGTATTCGATCTCGATGGTGTAATCATCGACTCTCTCCCAAATATGAAAATATCCTGGGGTGTTGTACAACTCAATCATAAGATTGATGTGCCTTTTGAAGAATATGCCAAGCACATTGGTAAACCCTTTTATGATATACTTACAGAAATTGGTATAACAGAAGATCAAACCAACATAAAGGCAACTTATGATAAGTCATCATCACAAGGTATTGACGAAGTTAAAATTTATCCTGGTGCTATCGACACTTTAAACACCTTGAAAGAAAGGGGGTGTAAAATAGCAATCTGTACATCTAAAGATGGAACTAGAGTTAGAGAAATACTCAAAGGTCTAAGAGACGACGGAAAACTATTGCCAGAATTCGACTTTGTATGTTCGCCAAAAAGTGGTTTACGTGGAAAACCTTCACCTGATCAATTACTAAATACTATTGCATTCTGTAATGAAGACCCCAAAGACACAATTTACATCGGGGACATGATAAGTGATTACGAATGCGCCCTACGAGCAGGGGTAGATTTTATACATGCAAAATATGGATATGGACAAGTGAAATGCGAACACTCAGTGGACCAGATAAACAAATTAATTTAACAGTTGGTATGATACCTGCGAGATGGGAGTCATCTCGTTATCCTGGTAAACCACTAGAACTCATCAATGGTATACCCATGTTGAGACGTGTATATGATCAAGTACACATGTGTAAAAACATCGACACTATTGTTATATTAACAGATGATAATCGTATTCGACAATATTGTTCTGCAAATGAGTTACGTTGCATTGTAATTGAAAGTGATTGTGCTACAGGTACAGATAGATGTGCCCATGCACTTCAGTTATGTGATGGAAATAGATTCGTCAATATACAAGGTGACGAACCTCTGATCAACCCAGAAGCAATTGATAAATTAATAGAAGAACATGACGATAACATTGGTGTATCAAATGCTTATGTTAAAGTAAACGATGATTATAAACTGCATGATAAGAACGTTGTCAAAGTCATAACTAATAAAGGTAACATGGCACAATATTACAGTAGACTGCCTGTACCTTACAATCAAAAAGAAGAGACTGACTTTAAACAACAACTAGGATTATACTGCTTCAATCGTGAATCGTTAGAGATGTTTAATAAGATAGAACGAGGTCCACTAGAAAGAGCAGAAAGTGTAGAAATGCTAAGATATCTAGAAATGGGGTTTAATGTAAAAATGGTAGAAGTCGATGATGAGGGTTTATCAGTTGATACACCTGAAGACTTGAAAAGAGTAGAGGAACATTTGAATGCGTTTAACTAAATCTGAACCCATAGTTGCTGATACAGATTTTTCTGAGTTCAGACACTTCAACTTTCAATGGGAACATCTAACTCAAGAGGCAAAAGACAAACACTTTGCTGATTTTAAAGCATGTTTTGAACAACTATCACAAACAGTAAAACCATATGTTGTAACTTATGGTCAATTAGACAATGATGGCATGTTTGGTAACTACAGTTATACAGATGAACAGTTAAACAAGTACGTTGAACACTTTTTCAACAAAATGGACTTACGAACAACTATAGATAATAAAACTGACTTACAAGATACAGATCATAACTGGGTATTTCATAAAATTAAAGTGCAATGGTTAGTCAATCAAGCACGTACAGTAGGTCTTTATAGTTTTATACAAGCAAGATTTAAGAAAATCCCTAATTACAATTTCAAACCATGGAAACAGACGAATCACGAAGGTGAAGTACATGTCCATCCCGGAATGTCGAGGGTTCATGCTATCAGACACATGAGAGATTGGGACCAAAAAGTAATTCTTTGGGATAAATGTGGTTACATGAGAGAATATGACCAAAAACCATTAACGTTTGATGAATGGTATGGGTTATTTGACAATATAAACAAAACAATATTTGGTGCAATCATACCAGACGAGATTCTCGAAGTACATGTACAAGAAGATAGAAAGGGCATGTATAATGCAGTCAAAGACATTAAAGAAGGAATGTATAAGTCACTTAGACCTTTACTAAAGGGTAAATGTGATGATGATATCAAAGACTTGTTTAGACACGAGGGAGAAGAGACAGGCGTTATTCTAGAAACACATAACGACTACATATTTACAAGAAACGATCTAAGAATGTTCTTAGACTTATATCCAGGAGAGGTAGAGAGAGTACAAGATGGCAACAAATTCACAATCACAACCAAATAAAGAATACGAAACACTTGGCAGTATCAATGATGCAGGTGTATTAGACGAAGTAAAAAGATTATGGAATGAAACTACATGTAAACCCAAGATTATGTCTTTGAGACATGCTATTGATCTGGGTTACGTTACAGATAACTTTTCAAAATGGACAGATCAACCATTTTCAAACTTCTTCGAAGATACTTGGGACCACAAAGACCATAAACTGCTTACACATAAGCATTGGTTTTTACACCACGACATTTTAGAGAAGGGATTATGGTCACCCCCTAATGGTGTGTTACGTAACGGAAACTTTATACACTTCCATCCTGGTGGAAATAGAATTAGAGCATTAGTTAGTGCTGATCTACTAGATGTTGATTTAATGATATGGGACCCTCTAAACAAATACGATAGTAAAGAATTAAACTTCGACGAATGGTTAAGTTACTTCGATACAGACGATGAAACTAAAGATGAGAAAAACGATGTATGGTTCTCAAGGGTTCGTAAGTTCATTGGCGAAGAAGATACTTTGTTTATGTTAGAAGCACACATCACACAAGGTTTAGATAAATTTAAAGATTGGGGTGAGACCATGGAGTCCATGCTCAATCATACAAAACCTAAACTACTCAATTACTACGATGAAGAACTTGCAAGTGTAGTACACTTTGATGGCGAAGAGCATGGTGTTGAAATCTATGTTAAAGACAATCAAACGTTTACTAAGAAAGATTTGAACTTGTTAATTCACGTATCTGATAAAATTAAAACTTTTGAAAATAATAAGGTAATTATTACAGTCAAGTAGTCATAAATAGTAGTATGAGTCTACTAGAAAGATTACAGAAAGAAAGTCCTAAAGAACTTGCTAAACGATCATACGATAGTATGAATTGGTTTAGAAAAAGAGTTCAAAGAATGCGTATTCCTGCTAGACGATTCTATCAAACATCGGGCATAGAAAAAACTGACCGATATATTGATGGTAAGATGTACATGTATTTCTATGATGCTAAGACACAAGACAAATTGCCTTATTGGGACAGATTTCCTTGTGTAATTGTAATCGAAGATTATAGAGATGGTTCGTTTTTAGGAATGAACTTACATTATATACCACCAAGATATCGTATTCGTTTATTAGACGGATTGTTTGAATATACAAATAACGAAAAGTTTGATGAGACTACTAGAATACGTATGACTTACCAATTACTCACTTCAGTAGCAAAATTAAAGTGGGCAAAACCATGTATCAAAAAGTATCTCAAGTCAAACATTGTTGGCAATGCGTTAGATGTCGATCCAGAATATTGGGATCTCATTGCGTTATTGCCAGTAACACAGTTTCAAAAAGAAAATGCTAACAAAGTTTATGCATATGCTAAAAAAGAAATATACGGGTAAAACATGGCAAGAAGATTAGAAATAGAAAACATTAGACACCAATTTGATCAGGGTGCAAGAGCAAACAGATTCGAAGTAAACGTATTTGGTCCGTCAGCACTTATGGGTGCAACTGAGGGTGACTTCTCTATGAGAGGTATCAGATGTGTAAATGCATCTTTACCTGGTAGAAGTTTAGAAGTTGCTGACTTTTCAGAATATGGACCTACAAGAAAAATGCCATATCAGGTCAATCATGGCGGGGAAGTAACAATGTCATTCTTATGTGATTCTACGTTTGCAGATAGATTCATAATACAAGCATGGCAAGAAACTATCTTCTCTGCTCAAGGTGAAATCGAGGGCAATGCTTTTTTACCTGTATACGAATGGTATAACAATTACATAGGCAGAGTAGAGATAAACCAACTAACTAGATCAGATAAAAAGTCTCTATCATACACTTTGCATGAAGCATACCCTGTAGGATTTGCTCAACAAGACTTAGACTCATCTACTACAGATGACATTATGAAGTTTGAAGTAACATGGGCATACAGATCATTTACAACAGAATACAAAAATCCTGGACAACTTTCTGGATTCAATCGAGGTGCAAGGGCACTTGGTGCATTGAATGATTTACTTGGAGTGTTTGGTAAGTCAAACAGTAAAATAACAAAATTCCAGGAACGACTAAATAGATTACATGGTACATTTGGTCCATCTAAGACTAAAGATAAAACACCCAATAAGTCTGTACAATCAAGTAAAGGCGGAAGAGGTGGTTCTTTTTAGATAGATCAGTATAATTGAAGGAGAATATAAATTATGGGATTACCAGTACAAAAGGCACCAGAATATTTTTGTGAGTTGCCTTTAAGTGAGATCAAGGTCAAGTTTAGACCTTTCTTAGTATCAGAACAAAGAAACTTAGTTTTGATGCAAGAGGGAGAAAATCAGGCCGAGATTTTTAATGCAATAGCATCAGTCATAAATGCAGTGACTTTTGGAGAAGTTGATGCTGGCAAATTGCCTATTGGAGATTTAGAATATCTATTTCTTCAAGTGAGAGGTAAATCTGTCGGTGAAACTGTTGACATGAAACTATCGTGTGCTACAGAAGGTTGTAGTGGCGAAATAGATGTCAAAGTTGAAATAGCAGATATCAGTATTAATACAGATGATCTGCCTGATCCAAAGTTACAATTGAGTGAAACATTAGGTGTAGTTATGAAATACCCTAATGCTTCAGTTCAAAGTGAACTTGAGCAAAACCCTCAAGATTCATTTATGACTATTATTAAAAACAGTATCGATCAAATATTTGATGAAGATGATGTGTACGATCTTATAGATTACTCACCACGTGAAGTTGATACATTTATAGAAAGTTTAACTGTTCAGCAGTTAGAAATGTTAAGCAATTGGGTTGAATCAATGCCAACACTTGAACATAATGTAGATTATACATGTGACCAGTGTAAAAAAGATCACTCAATTCCTGTAAAGGGTTTAGAGAATTTTTTTTAATCGCCCTTTCACATGAGTCGGTGTATAACTATTATAACACCAACTTTCAGTTAATGCAACACCACAAGTATTCATTAACTGAATTAGAAAATATGATGCCATGGGAAAGGGAGGTATACATGAAACTTCTGCTTCAACATTTAGAAACTGAACGTGAACGTTTAAAAAATAGGAAGTAACATGGCAGAAGAAACAGTCAAAACAGGAAGTGGTCAAGCAACTGTAGACCTTGAGAAATATACTGAACTTGTTCTAAAAGTAGATGAAGCACAAGACAAGATCAGAGAAATGGAGAAGATGTCCAAAGAACTCAAGATCGCAACTGCGGCCGCACAACCCGTAGAACGATTTTCATTTGGGGCATTGTTCCGTGATGAAAACGACATCAACGAAAAATCAATTATAGGTTTTATATCGTTTGCTATTATGGTAGCATTTGGTATGTGTGACCTAATCACTGCATTTTGGGGTATGGATTTACAGATATCAGATACAATCTATACATCATTTGTAGTTGTTACACTTGGTGCATTTGGTATCAGTGAAGCAGGAAAGGCATTCGGTAAATAATGGATCCAGTAAGTGCTTGGCAAAATCTAACCTACTTTGATGGAATTATATTTTCCATCTGGTTAGGTATTCTGTATTTTGGCAAGTGCTGGATCGACGACTATTTCTGGAATAAAAAGGACAAGTAATGGCAGAAACATTATCACAAGAAAAGGTAGACGGTCTCTTAAATAAATTCGGTTCGTTCTTCAGTAAGAAGAATGAAATGAATCAAAAGCAACTTAACAAGCAGAAGATTATAACACAAGAGACTGCTAAACAATCGCAACTCGTACAAAAGGTTTCTATGAAAATGGAAGTCATGGCAGGCAAGAGTAGTAGTGATCTGTTCAATTCAGGTGTTAAAGAGTTGTCTGGTGGTTTTATCGATCTCGATAGCACTTCTGAAAAAGTTTCTGATAAGTTTAAAGCAATCAGTAACATTTTACAAGCAACTGTCATTCTACCACTTGCAAGATTTGGTTTAGCAATCAAAGATTACAATAAAGGTGTAAAAGAAAGAAAAGAGAACGATGAGAAACAAATCTCACTCACTAAAGAAATACAAGATGAAGAAAAAGAACTTCTTAAACTCGATGAATTAAACGAGAAACACAAAGGTAAACTTGCTAAAGGTTATACGATGGACGACAAGAAACGTCGTAAGCACCTTCAAAAAGAATTACCAGAGAAAAAGAAAAATCTTGCCAATCTTAAAGATAATAATAAGAATATGGGCAAATTTAGTGGTTTAATGAGAGGACTAATCCCTTCATTAAGCACCTTCATCGGGATATTAGCAATTATTGGTGGTCTAAGTATCTATTTTCTTGGTCTAGAAAAAACAATAGAATTAGTTACGACTGGATTTAGACGATTCATGAACTTTATTGATAAGTTCTTACTCTTTATCGATGACATTCCAGGTATCGATATATTCAATCAATCACAAAGAGACGATGTAGAAAGAAAAATCTATGTAAGAGAGTCTCAAATAGAAATGCAGAAGAGAAGTACTCGAATGTCTGACGATATGTTTGCTCAAGGATATCGATATGACTCAATGCTTAAAGGTGGACCAGGGTTTGTCAAAGAGAATGCTGATGGCACAAAAGACATACAAAGACCAGATGCTTTATTTCAATACATAGACACAGATAAAAAATCAGAAACATATGGACAAATTCTAGATAGCAGAATCAAAACAGACACAGGTGCAGATGGTGTAAACCTAGAAGCAAACCAAGAAGTTGCCGAAGTTGTATTACAAAACCAAACAGGCACTGCTGGTGATCAGTTGATCATCGATAGAATGGGTCTTGATGAAAATGATGCGAATACTGAAAACATTGTTAAACAAACAAGAAAATTATTAGCAAAAAAATCTCAAACAGTTTTCCAATTGATGTTGGCAAGAAAACAATATCTTGATCTTTCTAACTTTATAGTCGGTCTAAGAGGAACTGGTGATGAGTTCACAAGAACTGAAGAATATAAAGAACTTATTGACCGAAGAACTGCTCTTGGTAGATACTTAAATAAAAATAAAGATTTCTTCGAAGAAACAACAGGCATGACATATAAACAGTTAGATTCTAAATTGCCTTCAGAAAGTCTTGACAATGTTGTTGATCAAAGTCAATTTAACGAATCTACATTAAACAAAGTTATAGAT